TGCATATTGCCTTTGCTTGCAATGAAGCCGCCAAACTCTTGCACTCTTGCATATGGCAAGTCTGACCCGTATTCTACCTCGAAGTTATCGCCTTCTTGCGAGACTCTGAAAACATTTCCGGGCTGACCTTTGGAGAAACTACGAAACAAATTACCTGAGTTAATCGCGAGCTTAGAACTTGTCGAAGGTGCTATTCTATCGGCCGCGCCTCTGAATTCCATATTAGCTCCGATATACGCTTGCATCACAAAAGGCATGCGCTCCAAGCTCTTCAGAATAACAGGCCGTAGAATGCCCTTTAAAGCTTCGCTATTGATCATAATTACACCGTTGGTATAACGAACTGAGCAAAGTACTTATGCCATCCTATATCGGTTTTAAGTGATTGGCTGACTGTTTGACCCGCGCCACCTGTTGCGACGGAGTTAAGCCCGAACCAATTACCGCCTTGAGGGCTTTGCTTATATGCAAGAGTGACCATTTCGGCTATGCCTTGCAAGATTGTATAAGGCATTGACGCATCACTGAAGCCAGTTGTTAGCGTCGCCTTAAATTGTCCATTTGTCTTATCACGAAAGACAATGTAATTAGCATACGGCTCGGCGTTCCATGCATAGTTACCCGCGTCGAAGTTCGCATAAGTTGCAAACTCATTCTCGCGCCACTGCAAAGCCGTAAGAGCCGTGTTAGCATTGTAGGGGATATATTTCCATGAGTGATTCGCTTCGAGGCCGCGTTGAGCTTTTGAGGCGTAAAATTGGTAATATATCGTCCCACTACGGAGAGGCTGACCGCAATAGCCTTCAGCCTCTACATAGCAAGTTGTTATCAGGTCATCAAACCAAGTATACAGCGCCGTATCCTCGGAGGTCGGATCGCCATTAACTTCCAAATTAAGAAAGGTCATGAGAGCATTAAACGCCCTCGGATTTGCGCTTGTATATGGCATGGTTATTTACCTGTTTTCTTTATTTCTACTTTCGGCGCGGGCTTTGCATCTTTCGCCTTGCCTTGTTTAATAAGAGCCTCGGCAATCTCGGCAGGGAGAGAAGTCTCATACCCTGCCGAAACACCTTTATACGGCTCGATTAGAATTACATCTACGAGCATAAATCACCTAATTAGGTTGTTGAAGTTTTGAGAACACCGATAGCACTTGGAGCAGGGAATGCGAAAGCAACGCGCTCAACTACTTCGATACCTTTTTGATGTGTACCACCCAAACCAGTCGCACCGAAATACTCTTTGTATTCGTTTACAGTTACATCCTCGCGGATACCCATAACAGTGAACTGATTCCAATCAGCATAGAATGCAGACGCTGTATTTGCTGCTGAAGTTGGAAATAGTGCATCTGGCACTACGTGCATAGGACGGCCTGTTGGTGTGAAGTATGAATTACCTGCAAGAGCTGTTAAGCCGATTGAAGTGATTTCGATTGGACGAACCATGTCAAAGATCGGACGGCTTCCGCCTGTTTCTTTCATCAAGAATCCGAAAACTGACTGAGGCACTACAAAAGCACCATTTGCACCAACGCCAGAATTTACACCGAGGCGCAAGTTCCAAAGGTCAGTCCAAGATATTTCGCCGAATGTATCCTTACCAGAGTTATTAGCACCACCTTGGCGAACTGTTGTAGTTCCGGCGATACCAGTCAAGCCTGTAAAGTTAGGGGCATTACCATCACCATTGAAGAACTGCTTGTCTTCAGTTTCGGCAAGAGCGCGGCCAAGACCGTTTACTACATAGTCAAGAAAAGCTGGTGTAGCATCTTGAAGTTGCTCTTCAGAAACGATAGCACCTGCAACGATTTTCTTTGCAGTCATCGCTGTAGCTGTAAAGAATGAAGTTGAGTCAGTCAAAGTAAGACCAGAACCTTCAGCAACCACCGCGCCTGTAAACGCGCCACTTGATACCAAGTTTTCAGTTTTACCACGCATTGGATAGATTTTTGCGAGTGCTCGAGCGTATCCATACTGATCCGCAAAAGACATAATCTCTTCTACCCAAAACTGAGGAACTGCAGCGCCACCTTGTGAGGATGTACCAGTATTAAAGTTTGCGCGTGTGATATACTTTTCATTTGCCTTGCGTGCGATTTCATCTGCAACGCCGTCGCGGCCTTTGTGAACTGCAAGAATATAGTCAGCTACGACGCGAGCTTGGTCACGGCGTGCGTCATGATCTGCTTTGATTGTTACAAAGCCATTGTTACTTGATGGCTTTTGTGTACGAAGTTGATCTGCGACTTTGCGATCTACAACTTCTTTAAGTTGGTCTTTTGTTACGATAATGTTTTCCATTATGCAATATCCTTAGATTAAATTAATAAGATCTTCTGTTGTGAGTTTCTTAGGCATATTCAAAGTAATTGAACGGCCTGCTTCGCCGGCTACTGCAGATTTGATAATCTTGTAGCCGTTTTGAATCATATCCATACCTTCATTGATTTGCGCTTGTGTTGAAGCTGCAATTTTCTTACCTACGCGAGTTTCAGGAACCTCGAAACTAGCCTCGATGGACTCTGCAACCACTTCGACTGGGGGCTCGGCGGCGGCTGGTTCTTCGGCTACTTCGGGTGCGACTTCGCCTTGCAAAACTGCTAGCATTGGAGGAGCGCCTGCAGTAATAAAAGCGTTTACGGATGCTTCGGCTTCTTCAGGTGAAAAGCCGAGATTAATTACCTCATTAACAAACGCTTCCTTGATTGCCGGAAGAAGTTCGTCTTTGATCTTGGCTTCGATCTCTGGGGTTAACATTCTACTTTCCTTTTTGTATTTTTGAATTGAATCTTGGAGTAAAGTCTTGATTGATTTTTTAAGCAATGCTTGGCGATTTGCAGGAACTGAAACAACGCTAAATTCTACAAGCTCGGACTTTGTGTAAACAGTTACCTTTTGACCGTCGATTGTTTGCTCTTCGTATTCGTTTGGAATGATACCAACTGATACGGCCTTTACAAAACCTGCATTGATTAGCTTGTTGAGTTTCTTGCCTTCTTCAGTAATACACTCAATTTGAATTGTAGCTTCTAGGTTTTCGCCGTTCATTGCAAATCCTAAGCAGCGACCGATAGGCCACTCATCCGAGTCATGCTGTGCTAAGACTATGGGATTATTTAGATATGCTTGATAGTCGATTCCGCTTGGAACTATGATAGTCCCATAGCGGTCAACTTCAGGAGTTGATACTACAAATGTATAGAGATCATTCTCTTTCTCTTCGTAGCCTTCCTCCATTTCGTAGCCGTCCCTAAGTTGTAGGTTCAGCTCGCGTGTTATTAAATTCATATTAAACCTTTATTTTTATTGCTTTTCAACTGGGAATAATTGACATCTGCAGTTCACTGCATTTGAAGCGCTTAGACCTGATCCGAGCGGGCGCTGCGCTTTCTCGGTTTTGACTTCAATGATATTGCCTTCTTTATCGCGAACTTCAGTCACTACCGTAAAGTATCCGTCCGCGCCTTGAGTCGAGCCTTCCATAGCAGCATGAGCGGGTCTTACGCGGCCGTCTCTTTGTGTAAGCCATACCATCTCAAAACCCTCATCTTTATATACGGCGTATTGCATTCCGCTTGTCACATTTGCGGCGGTCGTATTCGCAATCGCACGCGCTCTGCTTGTTTGCAAAGAGTCGAACTTGGTATTCAAAATCTTGAATAACTCGTCTTTATCCTTACCAGCGTTTGCAGTGAGAGTCGCTTGTACTTCTTGCTTGATAACTCCGATTGAATCTCGGATTTGAGCGCTTGACTCTTCGACCAAGGCAATAACCTCAGCAGTCGGAGGCACGCCGCCCTCGATTGCAAGAGTCGCATAGAGTTCGGTAGCTACTTGATTTGCAGCATCGGCTATGATTGCATCATACTTTGCAAGCTCTTCCGGCGAAATATCTACCGTAGCCAAGGTCAACACGCCGTCATCTGCAAGCTGAAAAACTTGCTCTTTGATTTGTGCTATGATCATCTCAACTACATTCTCGAGGCTACCAGCATTCGCTTCAGTTATCCCATCAAAGTTTCTCCAAAACAAGTCTTTTGCATCGGCTGTAACAATAGGGAGCTTGGCATTTGCTCGGGTTAAGAGTTTTCGTGCCACCACGGGCGCGGGAGCGGGGTTTACGGCGCTTTGAAGAGGGACAAAACCACTTGCAATAAGCGGCGTATTGCCTTCAGGTATCGGATCATATCCGCGCTCGCCTCTTGCATCATTGATCGTCTTGATTCCCCATTTAAGCTCGAACTCTTCTTGCCTCATATCAGCATCGGGATCTGCATATTCATACGGTTGTGCTTGGATGAGTACATCCTCTTCCCATCTACGGAAATGGCGTGTAAATTCTTCAGCAATATAGAGCGCTTCGGGGTCTATCGTGTTTTGTCTAAAGATTGCGAATTGAACCTCTGCAGTCGCTCTGTTTTGGAATGATCCATCAAGCATTCCAGGAGGCACGCCAAAGACTTGAGCGATTTGAGCGCGTGTATCACGGCTAACCGCGTCATAACTAACTGAAAGCTCGCCTTTCGGCGGAAGTTCTAATTGCATACCACC